CGTTGGTCAGGTCGACGTTGCCAGTGTAGGTGTCCACTGCCGGCCCGCCCGCCTTGACCGGGTCATAACACAGGATGGCCAGGCTGTCCGGCTGCCACACCACGATCTTGCCGAACGGGGTGTAGAGGGCGCGCTCCTGCCCGCTATTCCAGCCCGGCGGGATGGTGATCGCATCGGTGCGCGGGTCAGTGCCGTCAATCTTGATCGAGTTGACCACCATCTTGTTGCCAGCGGTGAACCCGTTGTACCCACCGAACATGTAGAGCCGGCCGTCGACGCCCTGTTTGATGCAGGACGGGTTAATGTCCGCACCCGGGCCGCTGCCGTAGGGCCAGGAGTAGACATCGACGGGCGGCTCCTCGTCCAGCTTGTAGCGGAACAGCGTAACGTTGCCATCCTTGCGACCCATCAAATAAGCGTTTCCATCGTCCGCCATGCAGATCGACGAGCCAATCTGGGAAATATCCCCTGGTATAGTGACGGCGGTCATCGCGCCAGTGGCCGGGTTGAAAGTGAATACCTTGCCGCTGTAATACTGCAGAAGCACACCATCCGGGGTGACGGTAAAGCCCTGGGTCAGGTCCAGCTGCTCGCAAGTCTTCGGATAGGAGACGGGCGCACCTTTGGTGTAGGTCGGGTAGTCCACACCACGCGGCACCTCGGCCAGGTTCTCATAGGCCGCATCGAACACCGGGCCAGTGACCACCGGGGTCTTGATGGCCATGGCGTATTCCTTGCTCATTTTGGTGTCCGCGCCGCGCACTGCCGCAACCTGGAGGTACCCAGGTTCGAGCGTGATCTCGGCCAGAGTCAGGTCGGCGCTGGTGGCGTCCGCCGCGACGTCTTTGATCTTAGTCTTCGGTGCGTTTCGCTCCCAGGGCTCCGATGTGATGTAGATCGAATGCCCGGTCTCGTCGGCGTTATTGTCGGCCCAGTGAAGGGTGATTTTCGGGTCAGCCATTGCAAGCTCCTAGCTTCTCAAGTGACCCCCAGGATAAACCATCCCGGGGGCGGGGGTTAGATGTAATCCGCTTTGAGACCGGTCGGGGCCGCCAATTTCGGGATCCCCAGGTAGTCTGCCCGCAGCATATCGGGGCGGTTCAAAACGTGGACGCCCTCATACTGGGCCGCCAGGCTGCTCGGGGCAACCAGTTTGGCCAGTCCAACGTACTGAGCGCGCAGGTCGCTCGGCTCATAGATGGGCAGCGTCGCCGGCACGAACTCAGCGGTGAGCCCGGTGGGGGCCAGCAGCTTAACCAGGCCAACGTACTGCGCCGCCAGGTGATCCGGTGCCACCAGCTTACTCGGCCCGACATAGACCGCCTGCAGGTTGCTCGGCTCATAGATCGGCAGCGTCGCCGGCACATAGTTGGCGACCAGGCGATCCGGCGCCGCCAGTTTGACCGGGCCCATGTAGCGGGCCACCAGCTGCGCAGGTGCGATCAGTTTACCTGGCCCCACGTAGTCAGCCCGCAGACCGCTCGGCTCGTACAACGGGGCCGTGGCCGGCACGTAGCGGGCGACCAGGTGGTCCGGCGCTGCCAGCTTGGCCTGCCCGACGTACTGCGCCGCCAGGTGATCCGGGGCCACCAGCTTACCCGGCCCGACGTACTGCGCCGCCAGGTGATCCGGGGCCACCAGCTTACCCGGCCCGACATAGACCGCGCTCAAGTGGTCCGGCGCTACCAGCTCCACCTTGCCAGAGTCGAACACGGCGGACAGGCGATCCGGTGCCAGCAGCGCAACATGGCCGCTCACGTAGTCAGCACGGAGGCTGTTCGGCGCCAGCAGCGGGGCCCCTCCTGGGATGTAATCCGCCCGCAGGTGGTCAGGTGAAACCAATCTCGGCCGCGGGATGTAGTCAGCGCGGAGGTTTGTCGGGGCGTACAACCGTGCCGCCAGTTTCACCGTCACCGGCCTGTTTTGCAGCGAGACGATACCGCCGCGAACGGCCTCAACGGTGATCCTTGCGTAGCGGGCGGCATCAGGGTACGGCTGACCGATAAGGTCCAGGTCCAAACGGTCCACCGCGCCCACCTGCAGCACCGGCAAGTCGGTGATCTCGGCCTGCTGCTCGTCCAGGGCTACCTGCTGCACCTGGTAGGTGACGCCGGTTTCAGGGCCGACGTTACCAACGGTGAGCCAGGAGACCGGCTGGTTTGACTGCTGGACCCGGTGACGGTGCGCCCAGGTCAGCAGGACGGACGATTTCTCGTCTGCCAGGCTTGGGTTGAAGGCCCCGTCTACCTTGAAGGCCGCCGCCGGATACGGCCGCCCTTGCCTGGCTACCATTTCGGCCTCCAGGTAGGTGTAAGGCCCTTCATAGGATCCCTTGCCGTTCTTCGGTCGGCCGTAACCCGCCACATCTTCGCCGTCTACCCGCTCCACCTGGTCGGTACCGAAGAAGGTCCCCACGACGAATAGCGGGGTCCCTATCGGAACGGCGCGCGGGTAGGTGTCGGCGACCGCTCGGGTCAACTTCAAGGCCACCGGCGCGTCGCCTGGATCTTCGGTCACGCACATCATCTCGCGCACCTGGTCGGCGGCGGTACCCACGATCACCCAGTCGCCGGCTCGCACGTTCACCATGTCAGTGGTCGGGGCCACGGCCACGGTAATGACCGGGTCGGTGATCTCCGGGATGGCCTCGCCCAGCACCGCCACCGGCGTGAACGAATTAACCAGCTCGACCTGGCTGTCCGTTGGCGGGGTGGCCCCTGCCGCATAGAGGAACAGGCCGTAATTCATGTGTGACCCGGTCAGCGGTCGCCCGCCTGCGAACCCGGCATAACCTGCTGTCGCCGGCACGGCCGCGATCTCGGTCTCCCCCAGCTCCTCTACCAGTAGCGGGTAGGGCAGGTCGAACATGGTCACGTAGTCGAAGTTGACCGGTGGCTTGATGGGGTCCTCCCACCCGCTCGGCGGCGGCACGTTGGCCACGTTGAACGGTGCGGAGAAGATGTCTTCGCCGAACTCGATACCGATCATCCCGTCCAGCTCGCCGTTGTCAGACCGCTTGGCCGCTCGGCAGACCATCTGAGTCACACCGCGCGCCGGCCAGTTGAGGATGAAGGGGTCGCCTGGTTTGATGTTCGCCACCTTCCGGTTGACGATAAGGCGCCCCTGGCGGAACGGCTTAGAGTAGCGCGCCAAGTCCCGCTGGCCGACCAGCAGTGCCACGCGCTCGGAGCAGATCCCGGCATACTGCATGGTCTGGTTGTTGACCGTGCCGGACATGTTGATCGCCGCCGTGTCCTGGATGGCCAGTGCGGAGTCTTCGCCGGTGTCCCTGTTCCAGAACTCAACGGTGATCTGGTTGACCAGGTCGTACAGAGTGGGGGAGGTAAGCTGCTCGATACGGCAGTTTGACGGGCTCAACACCGGCAAGGTGGCCACGTCGTAGTCTGGCCGGATCAGCTTTATCTCCTGGAGACCGGTCTCCGGGTCCTCGTAGCGCACGGCGTCGATGTGGCGGATAACCTCCAGGATGAAGTCATTGACCGCCATCTCGGACGTCCAGAGCATGGACAACCCCAGCCCCTCGGCATAAAGCACCTGGGCGGCCGCCTCATATGACGGGCCGATGATCGAATCCGGCAGGCCGCGCCCCCATTCCGAGTTGGTCATGCACTCCCGGATTATATGCGCCGGGTTCATGTCCCAAGGGCCATCGGATAGGCTGGTTATCAACCGCGTGTAGAGGCCTTCCTCGTAGCTAACCAGGAATCGAACGCTGCTAGGGTCTACCCATAACGCATCTCCTTGCCACGTACCGCCGTAGGTATCCGAGGGGCCCTGTCCGTAGCTACCGGAAACCATGAGGTAGTCATTGTCGTCAGTCTTCACGCCTACCATGTAATGGCCGGATAGCCGGCTACCCCAAACCCACCCTGGAGCGGTAGTCGGCCACGGCTTGCGCCCGAGTGTCGCCCCTGACCACTTAGTCAGGATCCGGCCGGTAGCGTCCCCAGTGAGCGACGGGCAAACCATCGCCCCGCTGCTGAACGGGTTCGCCGGGGGGAAAACGATCCTCCCATCTGTAAGACTCACCGGCGTGGAGTACCAATCGTTCATGTAGATCGAGTCGGTGAACGGCGCATACCAAAACCGCTCGTCATCCACGACGTACTCTGACGGCTCGGGCCAGTGGAGCTCCCAGACGGTAGTCGTCCCGGCCGGGTTACTGGTCTTCACCCACACCGCGAGCATGCCTGACTGCAGCTGCCCTGCGCGTTTCGGCATCATGGTGTAGACGTTGTCGTCATGCCCCCAAGCGGCCCTGCCGAGCTCATAGAGGATCGGGTTGCCGGCCAGTTGGCCAGTATTGAGCAACCAGGCTTGCACCTTAGACGGCCCACCGATCATCTCGCGCTGCTGGGTGCCGAAGTCATACCGCATCAGGCCGTTGTAATAGGAGATGAC